ATTCATGAAAGTTAAGATTCGAGAACTCATCGACAATAACAATGGCATTGTCAAGAGTAACTCCACGGATAAAAGAAGTAGACCAAAATGAAATAGTCTCTTGCGCTCGGAGGTTGTCATAAAGCATGTCGAATGAATTGTCATCAGGCATACTAAACATATACCTTACCATATTTTTGTATGGAATTTGATACAGTGCTGACTTATCTTCATGGTCTCCAGGAAGGAAACCAATCTCTCTTGTAGGGACAAGAGACCTCACAATGTATATCTTATCATAAGGTGTGTATTCGTCAAGCACTTCTTGTAGAGCAAGATAGAGCGTGATAAAAGTTTTACCTGTGCCTGCGGCACCATGAAGTAATATGTTTTGCCCTAAACCATATTGCTCAAAGACAATCTCCTGGTTAGGGGTAAGGGGATTGATAGGCACCATATAGGACTTATCAATTGGTTTCTTCCTTTTGATCTGCTTTGCAGACATACCAGGAGGAACGGGGGGACCACCATTGTTACGCTTTCTTGCTCTTGCCATATCAGGTAAATCGACTCAAGTTTGCTCGTGGATGTGCTTTTTGCACCTTAGACATTACTTCTTTGAAACCATCGGATTGTTTAGGGTTGCCGTAGGTTGTACCTGCGACACCTGCGTGCCAATCTTTATCCCAATCAGGATTGTCAGTTTTCCATTGCTCGTATTCGGCAACGGTCTTGCGAAACTCTTGTTTTTCGCCAGTGACCTTATTTATTACGTTGTATAAAGGCATTAATCAATCCTCAGTGCTGGTTGAATACAGTTACAGTCGTCTAGTTGCTCAGGGCATCCACAGTCCCCCTCAGGGCACCACTCAAGCGCCTCAGAGATGACTGGAAACTGGCAAATGAAATGCTGTTGAGCAGCAAGTGCAATCTGTTGGTGCTCCTTCTGGGTGCCATTGGCGGAACGCAGTTGGATATAATGGATCCAATTACGAAGATTGCCCGTCATGTACATTTTTGTCCCTACGCATAAAGGAAGCACATTTCTTGCACATTCCTTTGCAATACCATCTTCCAGCATATCCTTATACAATTTCATCGCTTCTTCAAAGTGATGTTGCATCAAGATTTCATACTTCTGTCTCTTGAAAGGATCGATATCATCAATACTATTCTGACGATTCTTAGTATCCTGACGACGAAGTTCTGGGATAGCAATTTTATCTGCCAACATAGAACTGTCCGCATACCTCTGAGAAAACTCTTGGAATGTGAAACTCCTATGACGCAACACCTGAGCTGCGATTGCTCTAGTGGTGTGAATCTCTAGAGTCATTGTTGCTTGCTCAAACACAGACCAATGTCCATGCTTGATACAATACTTTAGCAGTCCAGAAATTTTAGGATTCTCCTGATTGGCAGGATTACTCACACGAGCAATGTATCCAATAGTTTTCTCTGCCTCAGGAGTAACAGATATCAAACATACTTTAGTCATCGTTTAAATAAAATATAAGAGAGTGCCAGAATTCCCATAGATTTGAGAAACCCAATGGTAGGTAGACCGAAGATTGCTGGTATCAACCAATTCCATAATAGCATAGTTGCCAGAGGAAGTCCAACAACTACACCAATAACAAATCCAAGATACCATAATGAAGATTTACTCTCTTCTTCTACAGTTTCTTCTACCTCTTCCTCTGCAGGTTTGTTGAGATAGATGGTCATTACTTTCTTTTCTTTGTCTCTTTTTCTTTTTTGGAAGAAGGATCTTGCCATAGTCTAGGATTAATTCTGCCTTCAGTTTGTGTCATGTTGATTAGGTCCTTTTTATAAAGATCCCAATAGTAATCAAATACTTCTACTTGTTTAGAAGATGAAACGATATCAAACTTAGTGATACCTTCTTGCACATACTCAATAAGATATGCTGTGTAAGGAAGTGATCGATCTTCTGAAAGAGATGGATCACATTCCTTGTGAAGAATCTTCAACCGCGTCCACCCCATTCAATTTGAGGGTATGCCTCAGAAACTACTGCCTTTGTAATACGCTTATACTTTTGATTCAGTTGACCATCCTTAACTAGGATAATTAACTCTGCTTCAGACTCATGGAGTCCTTCCAGAAGTTGCACAAACATAGACTCCCTCTTTAATGAAGGAAGTTTTGCACCACCCTTAAAGAAACGATAAAGACCACGATACTCATGCTCTAGTCTAGTGTGATCTGTCCCAGCAGGTGCATCATTGGGGGTGTAAGGCACCTCCCCTTCAGGCACAATAGAAATAACACTATCATCAAAGTTGATAATCAACAATTGACGTAATGCATTGCTATTATATTTTCGCAAGAGATTAACTTTCTCTTGCTTTGTCTTAGCATTACTAACTTTTCGTAACACTTCAGAAATCAGTAGACGACTGCTACTGTTTGTTGTTGTTGGCATAATAAACTCCTAAAATCATTCTTCGTCATCTTCCCAAGTTTCAAATTCATTCCAAGGGTTGTTGTTTCTGATGTAGATTAACTCATCTTGTAAGATGTTGCCATCTGCATCCAACATTTCTGGGTGAGTAACTGATTTGGCATAGGCAGCGTTTTCGATAAAATCTTCAACGTATCCTTTTGCTAACCAAGAAACAGTGATTCCTAAAATGAATGCACCGATTGTAACTAAAACTGCTAGTGCGATTAACATGGTTCCCCCGTATTTTTTACTTTAATTCTGGAAACCAACCTCCCTTTTTTTGATAACTCAAAAATATTTATAACTCTCAAAGAATGTTATTTTCTCTGAGATATTTTACAGACTCAGTGCAACCACCTAGTCTCTTGCCATCCATTAACACTTGAGGGAAGGTGGTGTTTTTACCAAACTGTTGGTAATAGTCCTCTCTAGTAAAGTGTTTATCAAGTTTTTTCTCAACAAAAGTAAATTGTTTTGCTCTAAAGATCTCTTTGATTCTAGTGCAATATGGACAACCGTCTCTAGTATAGATTATAAAATTCATAGTATTCTTTAAAGAAAAAAGGCACTCCTAAGAGTGCCTATTGGGTGTTCCGACTTTTGTAGAGACCGCACGAAAGGTCTCCACATTATTTATGGAATCAGAAGGAATACTTCAGACCCAATTTGGTGCCGTAACCGCGATCGATATCGCTGTCGCCACTACCAACGAAGGAGACTTCGCCGTATGCGCCGAGGGATTCGGTCAAACCGATGCCAAGACCTGCTTTGCCAGAAGGAACGGTGTCGCTCTCGCCGCCGTCAGGGGAGACTACAGTAGCGCCGCCTTGGACATAGTATGAAGCGTTCTCACCAAGAGCACCTTCATAACCTACGTGAAGGTCGGTAGCGGTTCCGTTGTAGCTGGATCCCGTGAATCCTGAGTTTGCTTCGACGTTAACGTAGGGTCCTGCGAAAGCAGCACCAGCGGACATAGACAGAGCAGCGGTTGCTGCGAATACAGTTTTAAACATTTGTTTACCTTTAAGTATATCTCGTGGAGTATCCCACGGATGAAAGAGAGCTCGACTTGCTCTCGTTGTGATAAGTATACCACCTTTGGGTGGTGCTGTCAACAAAGAGATGCGATTAATTGAGGCACCGTCAACTTGTTGTAAACCGTAACAAGTTACGGTTAGGTATTTATACACGTTTGTGAGTCAGGTAAACCGACCTGTGTTTTTTCTGTCTGTAGATTCATTCATTAAAAGATCTGCTTCTTCCTTAGTAATTCTACCCTGCTCGTAACGTTTATAAATCCCTTCCATCTCCTCCACCCATCTACGATGAAGCACTAGTTTTTTAGCACTGTCAACTTTCATATTCTTATGTTGCTCTGGTCCAATTGGAAAGTCTACAGCAAATCCCTCATCAATAATTGACTCAAATTCTGCTCCATTATCTACCAAGTCCTGCACGTCCTTTGGAAGATCTTCATGATTAATTTTAGGTAGTTTCATATCAAGGTGTGTAAACAAGACTGCAATTTTGATTTGTATTGTATGCATAACCAGTTGCCATCCTGGTGTGCCAGTAAAGATTGCCATCAGAGACTTGATCTAGATCGGCAGAAGTTCTAATTATACCACCAACAACATTAACGATTGAAAGTTTGGCATTAGTATCATCTCCATCACCATCGAAGAAATGTAATTCAGTATCATTTCTTTTTCTTTCAAATCCATCACCATTTCCAGTGATGTTAGCATTATAGGTTTGACCACCATTAACTGTCAACGTAGCAGTTGCTGTGCCCTTTTCAACACCTGCAGTTTGTGTTAGAAATGCACCACCAATAGCATAAGTGTCAAGTGCAGTGCCAGAATCGTTTGGATTGTCATCCCACTCCAAACTCAATCCAATACTTACTTGACCAGATCCTTCGACTTCAAGATTTCCACTTGAATCAAATGATGCGCTAACATCATCTTGATAAGATAGTGCCCAAGCACCACCAGCAGGATTATTTGACCAAGAATTATCATTGTCACTATTAACTTCATTAGTTACCTTCATCGTTAACTTATGATTTCCTATTACACCAGCAAATGTTGTAGTAGCAGAAGAAGTATACCCCTGCCTATCTGTTTGCTCTGCGACAAGATTGCCATCCCAATAAATTTTCATAAAATTATCTGCAGCATACTCTAAGTTAAGAGTTGCGTTTTTCTCAATGTAAATGTCATAGATTAAAGTTTTCTCTACGCCCTCAAACCCTTCATTTTCAGATTGCCAAACTGCATATGCATTCATAAAATCACTCCAGGCACCACCTGGATCAGGACCAGATTTAACCCAAGGCAAACTCTCACCAGAAATACAAGGAGACCCTTTGCAACATTTAATATACCACCCGCCAGGATTCTTAGACCAATTCCATGAATCATAATTTGCTGTAACGTTACCACAGACTGCCTCACACTCACCAGGTGTCGAACTTACAATGCTAACTTTATAAAGACCGAATACATCAGCACAGTTAGCATATGCTGCAGCGAAAGCACTACTTGATAGACCATTATAAGTGCCACCAATTTCAGGTACGTCTCCCCCAGATCTCAATTGAATTGTAGCATTGGGGACTGTCATACTTGAAGGGATATTGACTGTAAATGTATACCAATTTCCATATGTGCGATCATATTCATCAAATGATACCCCTGCGGATTGTTTTGATGGTGCTAATGTATTCCAACCATTGCCAAAATTGATCTCCATAGTATCACCGACATCATTCGGTCTTTCACCCCCATTAAAATCACTACCTGCAATAATAGTAAAAGTCACACTAGTTGCTCCACTTAAATCCATAGTAATAGAAGCAGTCCTAGTGCTAACTGGTGTGCCTGTAAGTTCTAGAGTGCCAAAACTTAAGTATTGTTGTGTAGGACTATCACTCGGGACATTAAATCCACCAACCTCATTCAATGTGCCATTAAACTGTCCACTTGTATCTGAAAATCCATCCAATTCATTTCTAATAGCAGTGCCTGCACCAAGAGATATTGTACCGATACTTCCAGAAGAACTAACAAGTGTATTATTACTACTAACATATCCCACCACCGCACTTTGTATTGCCTGAGGAGAGTTTGTAACTTTAGCAGTCAATAAATGAATACCTGCTGTAATATTTTTCGCTACACGAGTAGGAGCTCCTGCATTAGGAAAACTATCGTTGAGCATAGAAGGTGTGCCTGCCGAAGCAAAAGGAGTCACTTCATCATTAAAGTATAGGTCTCCTGTATCATCTGCACCAAATTCAAAGTAATATGTATTACTTTCATTAAAGAAAATTCTATATGTTACTTCTTGTGTAAGACAAGGAAGCGTACATTGTGCAGGATTTGTCCATACAGCATACTTATCTGCCTCAGAATTCCAAAGACTGACATCTGATACTCCACCACCTGAAGCACCCCGAAGAATAAACTTCGCATTAATATCATCCCCATCTCCATCAAGCAAATGCAATTCTGTATTAGAATTTGTTACATCAATAACATCATTTGCAGAATTCAATCCACTAAAAGATAGGGGAATTGTTGATGGTCCACTAATATTAATTCTATTTTCTTCGCTACCTTCCCCTCCACTTTGAGTAAAGGTTGCTCCTCCAACAGTAATACTACCAACTGCAGTACCAGCATCGTTTGGATTGTCATCCCATTCAAGTCTAAGATCTGCTGTACCTGTCCCAGATCCTGTAACTTCTATACTTCTACCATCATCAGAAAATTTAGCTGAGATCGATGAGGATACCTGTCCAATAACTGCATTTACACCATAAGTAAGTGGTGTTGATTTTTCACAAGCATACTTCTTTTTGAAAACAATTTGACCGTTACTTTTTCTAACTGCAAATTCAACTGGTCTAATATTAATATCAGGATCATAAGGAAGACATGAAATCGGACATATCTCAGGCACGAAAAAATCATCATCCAAACCAAACTCGTCTGTTGATTCTTGGACCCAATTAAAACACTCGCCGTTTACATCTTTAATACAATCGTCGCCGTTATATCCACCATCATCATATTGAAAATCAAACTCGGTGAAACAATCATAATATTCAGTTTCACCGTTTTCTAAAACCCTAGTCTTACATCTAGTAATAGGTTGTGGCCAAGGGGCAACACCTACAGGTGCAGGTCTTGGACCACCATCAATAATTCTACCTCTACCATCATCGCCATCATCATCGTCATCATCGAGACGACGTACTCTATCACCGTCATCATCAGGTAAAATAGTATCGCAAATGGGACCAAATGGTCCCCTTGGATAGTAAAACGATGCCATCGATAATATTATAAAACCTTACTTTTTATTTAGATACCCATTCTCCTGCAACCATTCACCTGTCATAGGTGTTGGAGGATATACTTCCCACATATTACCACCAGCACATGCAGCAAGAGCATCCATAGTCATATTTTCAGTACGACCTGCCCAACCTGCTTCTGCTTCCCAAGGCACAGCATTCTTAGGATATGTGCGCTCTGCCATCACACGCCAGATCATAGGAACTGATTCTTCTGGCATAATAATAGCAATCATACTATTGTCAATTGTGCCTGCCATACAATCTTGTGCAGCGTGCCAACCTTCATGACGCATCACCATCATCAGTGTGCCAGGATCACCCATGAAATCCTTATTCAGAAAGAAATTGTTGGAGACTGTGTGATACACACCACGATGCCCTTCAGGGAAATACTTCTCGTCAGCAAGGAATACATTCACACCAATTTGATTGAGTGATGTAAGCATATTATGAAACTCACCAGTGACACCAGTAAATTCTTCAGTGTTATCATACTGCGATGAGATATCAAGCATAGAGTATACTTTCTCTACACCATCAGTGCATTCACCTAACAACATACAACCCATAGCATCCATAGAGTTATATCCTTGTGTAATCTTACTATCATCAGCAAGTGCTGCAATAGGCATCAATGCAAGAGCGGCAATAATAAATTTAAACATAAAATAGTTTTTAGTTATACGACGAGTATATACCAAAAAACCACCCCTGTCAAGAGGTGGTTTTAAGATCGACCTTTTCAGACGATTTTTTGGCGGGGATTTTTTTACCCCTTTTATGGAATCAAAAAGTCATTTTTGTTTTGGTCAAGAATTTGTCCTCAAACTGGCATAATCAAAAACTTTCTGAGGAATATTAATTCCTAATGATTCTTCAAATCCTTTGAATCCTGGAGCAGAATTTGCTTCACAGATTCTATATCCGTCATCGTGAAATAATAAGTCAACCCCAGCAATATCAAGATCAAGAGCTTTTGCAACTTGAATACTAAGCATTTCCAATTCGTCATCCACATCGTATG